CGTAGGTTTTAAAAAGCTTCATCCGCATGATACAGATAGTATAATAAGAATATCTTTAGAAGATAAAACAAAGGGAATATCAAGTATTAAAACAATGATAATTGCCGTAATTGAAGAGGCAACTAAAAGAATTAAAGGAGTTCAACAATTATTTTAACAGATTGTTAATAAGTTTTGTAATATTATATATTGTAAATAACATTATTATTTACAATTTATCTATTATATCGTTAAGTTAATTTAGACATTATCAATTTTAATCGTATCTATCATTCTTTTTCTCATGTTAAAATTTAAACAATACATTAACAATGACGGATGTAACTTATTTACATATTTAATTACTTCCGTATTTGTAATATATAGTCCCTTTGGTTTTAATTCGTTAACAAAATGTTCATGTAATTTAAACATATGTGTTCTAAATTGTGGCGAGTATAATCTTAAAGCTTGTACCTTTTTTACATAACAAGAAATATAATTTTTGTGTAGATTTTCAGTAAACATATGTATTTGATTTCTAAATTTCGACATTTCTTCTTTTGTCTCAGGATAATACTTTAAAAATTCTGGTAATTTACCTGAATGTCTCAAGCATAAATATTGATATTGAAGTTTTGCCTGATTGCCTCTTAGATGTCTAACTTCTTCATAAATCGGGTTTCTAAATTTTGTTCTTTCACCCGTTTTTCTATTTCTTAGAACAATTCCCATAATATCATAGGGAGTATTTCCAGAAGCAAACTTATCAATTAACTCGGAGTATGTGGAAAATTCATATTTTTCAGGAAATCTTACACCTGTTAAATGCCATAACCCACCTTTTCTTACTTCTGATAAGTTCTCTTCTATAACTATAATATTTTCATTCTTTTGAATAATTTCATATACACCAATCAAATACAATTGAGGATTCTTAAAAGGAATTACAATTCTATTTATAGGATGTTGTAATATAAAACTATAGCAAAATTTTGGATTCAAAGTTTGAATATTAAAATTATTACTAATACATGCTTCCAAAAACATTTGATTGAATGTTAAATTTGACCATTTATAAAATGATACTTCTGCTCCAACTGTGTTACGAGTAGCGATTTGCCAGCAACCATTTACACCATATATAGGATCAAAAAATACGTTTATCATTGTTCCTTCAATAAATTCTTCGGCAATAATATATTCGTCCTTAGTTGGATATTGTAACATAAAATTTTCACCTGATATTGATTTTGGAGGAGAAAAACAAACCATTTTTAGTCCAGAAAATATTACTGAACGTAATAGTCCATATGAATCGATTAGATCCGAACAAAGAAAATCTTTATTGTATCTTATAATAGTATATTTTTCATTTGCTTTAGTAGAATAATTATTTAATGTATAATATTTTTCAGATTCTGGAGAAATATCTCCTGTTTTAATTAAATGGTTAAATCCTGGTATATTTGAAAGATTATATACAATATTGTTATACATATTTACATTATATTTGTAATTTGTCTTTAAACTAATTATATATAGTCTTTTACTATTAACTTTATTATTAACTTTATTATTAACTAATAATTTATATAAATATTATTTTGAGATTTAATGATTTATAAAAATTTCTACATTAAATATAATATGTCAGAACAAATTATAAAAGAAGAAGTAGGAAAAATACAAGACATTAATCCTGATTTAGAAGAAAATATAATACCTTTACCTAATGATAATGAAAAAGAAAAAGAAAAAGAAAAAGAAGAAGAAGAAGAAGAAAAACAAACACGGAATGAATTAGAAGAAACAGATTTAGGCAGTAAAATAGAAGAAGTCTTATTAAAATTGGGTGATATAATCTTGATTTCTGACCCATTAAATGAAATACTTAATAATAATGTATTTTTAATTGAATATATTGACCCAACAAAAATAAAGTTAATAAATAGTGAAACATTTGAAAAAACTTCTTTACAAATAACTCCTGATGGAATCATAGGTGATGGAAATATTCAATCAATTAAAGTAATTAGTAGTAATCCTGAAAATGGTTATGCTAGACAAAATGGACTATTACCTGGAACATGGATTAATATTTATTTTGGAGGAGAAATTCCTAGCGTTATTACAGGTAAAATTACTAATATTGAAGAAGATATGATTGAAGTAAGAACAACAGATGATGATACAATATTTATCAATTTTGCGTACCAAGGTATTCCAGAAGATTTACCAATTGAAACATTTGAAATCAGACCATCAATAGCTGAAAAAGAAGTACCACAAGAGTTAAGCCCAGATGAATTAGTTGATATAGGCGAAGAAGCAGAAGATGTTGAAGAAATACCAAAGGATGATGTAAAAGACAAAATTAAAAGAATATTTTATGATATGAATGACATTGAATTTGGAGACGTAATAAATATTGAAGAATTTGTTACTATTGATAAAGAAAAATATAGATACAATATTGAAACACAATCAAGCGACATGTTAGAAGAAATGATTTCAACTATTCCAAATTATAAACGAACTAACAACGTATTAAATAGTATTCATAATATGATTACACGTTTTTTACAATTACGTGAAATATCTTCAACATTTGACCAAAATAAAAATATTACTGGTGTAATTAAACGTGATTCTGATGATAGACCGTTAGCCGAATATTTGGCTGGATTAAAAAATACATTATATTGGATTATGATGGTTGCAAAAAATGTTAAAAAAATATATCCTGATAGTAAAACATCCGAAAATAAAAGATATGATGATTATGAAACAATAAATTTAATGGAAGATTTAAAAGAAATATCATCATTATATGTAACTAGACGCTCAACAAGAACAGATAAAAAAGAATATAGTAGTTTTACACACCAAAATTTTGATAAATATTTAACACCATTTTATTCAGTAAATCCAGATTTAATGAATGATGTATTTGCTGAATCAAATGGTATCATAATTGAAGGAAATGTTGAGACAAATATAAATGCTATTGTTGATAATTTGGGGGATTTATATTCTACTATTGTTGGTAACTCTGAAATAACTAACAGAAGATTTATTATACAACGATATAACTTGGCATCCGAAAAATTATACGCATCTAGTTTTAAAGGACAACATTTAATCGCGCATCGAGTTAAGGTAAGTCCAAATGACCCTATTTCAATAAATTCGATTATCACTCTTCCTGAACCGACAGTGCGTTTTTCACAAGTAAATTTACCTGGAAGTAGTTTGTTAGTTAAATCAAACTTAAATCTTCATTTTTTAAATTATTGGCAACTACTTAAACAAAAAACTACTTTAACCAGAATAACTATTGATGGATTAGATAATGAAATAGAATATGATGATTCAAACTTTGTTGATAATATTAAACAATATTTGTTAGATTTAAGTGAATATAATAAACCAGAAGAACTAACAAATTTAGATATTTATAAAATATTTTTAAAAACAATTATACCAAAAATAAGAGTGTTATTTTCACTCGTTAAAAAGTATATTAAAGGACGCCTATCGTTAGTTGACGTTGTAAATTATTTAGAACCTTTTATGATTTATCCGATAGATTTAACTTATATGCAATTTAAAGAAATAAATAAATTTATTTATGAAAAAATAAAGGAGTACAATACAAAATTTAAAGAATATAGCATGGCATTTTCATCATTAAGATTTACAAGACATAAAGGTAAAAGAGTAAACGATGAAAATGTATATATTTTTAAGAATCCGTTATTTGGAATTTTGGAAAATAAAGATTATATACAAAATGCTGCTTTAGAAAATAAAATGTTTGAATTATATGGATTTGAACAAAATAGAATAAATATAAGTGGCTCAGAATTTTTAAAAAATGTAACGGTTGCTGATTACGGTAATTTATTCAATACTTCTGTCGCATTTGTAAATCTTGGTTTAATGTTTCCTAAAAGCTTAACTGAAGTTTTTAATAATGACAAAGAACGCATGAAAGATATTATGGAAAAGGATAAACAACAAGATAAATGTTCGTTATTGGTTATTGCTAAAAAATATTATTCACCAACCGCTTTATTAGATGATAACGAAAAAGCGATATATTATGACAGAGAATTTGATACGACAAATTATGATATAATTGAAGAGAAATACAAAAGAGAAAGAGACAGTTTATCTAGTGAAGAATTTATTCTATTTTTAACAGATAAATTTAAAACAACCGATAAAATGAATGAAGATACAGCAGAATATATGGCAACAACCCTTATAAATCAAGCAAAAAAAGTGAGAGAAGGAGATTATGCGTTGTTAGTTACAAACTACTCTACAGAACATGGTGAAGAAATAGCTGATCAAATGGAATATTATGTTAGAAGTAACAATATATGGGTATTAGACAAAGATGTTGACCCAAAAGCATTTATCAAAGATGATGATTTACTATGTAATATTAATTATAATTGTATATATAATCCTTCTCAAAAAACAGCTGAAGACAAATGTGAATCAACAGAAGTATCGAAAAATTCGATCATTCAAAATACATTAAAACAAATAATTGACCAATTTGATAAAAATTATGACATATCACAAGCAGAATTAAATACTTTTATAACAAAAAAATTAGATAATTTTGAAAATTTATTTACAAGACTTCAAGATATAAAGAAAAAACAATTGTTAAAATATAATAATATTCAGTATGAATTAGGTTTAACTGTAGTAGACGATATAAAAGATAGAAAAATATCACCTTATACGAAGTTACGCGATTTAATTATGGGACAAAATGATTTTATTAAACTTCAAAATGACATTGTAAAATTTGTGTCATTATATTGTTATGAAGGTAATAAATTAACACCTAATATACATGATGGTGAAATGGAAGATGAATGGTGGTTATATTGTAATGAAACTAACACTAAATTATTACCAAAATTTCATTATATTTTAGCATCAACTTTTATTAATAACAACAGTAAATACGATGACATATTAAATGAATTAAAGAGAACTATTGGTAAAAGGTCAGAGGATGGTGATGCTTGGGTTGATGAACATAGTGGCGAAGTGATATGTTATATTGATTTAGATATTACAGAAGGCTATAAAGAGGGATTTATAGATAAAAGTAGGGATATAATAGAAAAAGATGTAGGGGAAGTAATGTTAGAAAAACAAAAAGAAAAACAGGATAAACGCTTAAGTCCTGAAGGTGAAATAGTATCAAACGTTGTGTCAGTCTTAGCTACAAATATGGGTATAGATATAGAACAATCAAGAGAATTTATAATACGTATTGTGTCTAATTTAATGAGTGATACAAAAATTATTGAAAAAGAGCCTGCCTATAGAAAAAGAGAGGAAGAGGCAGCAAAGAAAGGAAAAAAAATGCCATCATATGGTTCAGTATATGCTTCAACCATTTTATACGCAACATTAGGTATGTATTTAATAGGAATTCAAACAAGTATTCCTCCAATAAAAACTCGTAAAACAGCACCAGGTTGTGTTCGTTCATTTTCAGGATTTCCGTTTGAAGGAGAAGGAGATGATAGTTCAATTAATTATGTTGCGTGTGTTGCTTTAAAAAGTAGAGACCCTACAACTATTCCTTGGAATGTATTGCCAAAAAGTGAAGAAAGAGTAGTGACATCAGTAAAATCATTTATAATAAGATATTTATTGCCTTATGGAGAAGTGGAACAAAAAATAAAAGAAAAAACAGAATATTTGTTAGTTAATCCTCAAGATTTTATTCCAGAGGAACACGATTTATCTAAATGGTTAAATTTCTTACCTCCTTTAAAACGGTTTAATGTAAATCACTTAGAAAATGTATCAGAAGGGTTTACTGAAGAATTACAAAATGAATTATTTACAGGTTCCAAAAGACAATTAGAAAAAATGTTAGTAATTAATTCAAAAATAATATCTTTTTCATTAGCAATTCAAGAATCAATACAAAAGATTGTTGAAAAGAAAAATCTGCTATTAAAGTCGTCAGGTCAATTATTTATGGATAACGCATGCTGTAATGAAAGTAGTTCATCTTCAGTAACATCGTTTCAATATTTTATTAATGATGACAAAAATATAGAAATATACAATAATACAGTTGTATCATTGACTGCCTTAATACATGATATAAAAATATTAACTGAAAGCGCGATAATGTTATCTGAAATAAATACAAAACGCACTTTTCCTGTTATATCAAATGAATTTAGTGAAGAAACTATATATCGTGCTTTTATAATTTTATGTAAATTTCAGTCATCTATTCCATTATCTGAGGAATTAGCCACAGTTTGTGTTAATAAACCAGATTATTTAAAGAAAATGGATACTATACAAGAAAAAATAGCAAAATTAAAAAGAGACGGTAGAAATTATACAAAAGAACAATTTTTGCGTTTATTTCAAATTGTAAGCCGAAATAATGTGATAAAAATATCACTAGGTAGCAAAAATATGACATGTGTCGATAATTTAAAGAGACTGTTAGTTCATTTTGATGAAGAAAATGAAGAAAATGTACCAAAAGCTCTTACACAAAAACTTGAAGTATTAACAGAAACATATGATATAACGATTGAAGAAGATACACGTGATATGAGAGAATTAAAAAATTATCTTCAAATATCAATTGAAAAAATGAGAAAGGAATTATTAGAATTTATAAAATTAAAATCAAAAATAAATTCAGTTGAGTTAAAAAATATAACAACTTTTTTAAAAGATATAAGTATTTGGCGATTTGATGAAAATCCAAGAAATGTAGATATTAAAATTTCAGACGATGGATTATATAATTATATAAACTTTATGAAGAGTTATATAGAATTATTTGTAATAATATTTCCTTCAATGATTATTAATCAAAGAATACAAAAAATTGACGTTGAGTCTAAATCTACTGACCATTGGAAATTATCACCTGTACATGAAAATGATGTAGAAAATATGATTACCAATTTTTATAAACCTATAGAAAAATTTTACGGAAATTCAACAATAAAAAATGTATTAAATGAAGTAATGACAAAGAGTAGAGGAATTTATTTATTATCTCAAAATATGCCAATACTAACAAATATTAAAATAAATGATAAAGAAGTATATAATGTATTTGATAAACGAACTACTACTTTATTATATGAATACTATTTTTTAAGTGTATTAACAGATTATATGTATTTAACTAAAGATTCAAGTATGGTATCAAGAATGTTAGTTGTTCCTGAAAAAGATGAATCAGATTTATTTTCTGCTGATTTTTTAATAGAACAACAGCTAAGATTTACAGAGTCGGAACAAGAATTTATTGAAGGAGATGTAATGAAATTAAATCAAGAAGTTGCCAAATTGTTAGTATCATATTTACAAATAATGATGAGATCAAAGAAAACAATAAATGTATCATATCAAGATGTTGAAGACAAAGTATTTAAATTAAAAGAAGCAGAAAAGTATGATTTTACAGATAAATTAAAAGAAATGTCAGACGAAGCAAGAGCAGTAGATACTATACTAAAGCATCATAAATTGGGTTCATTATATAGTTTAGGAATGTCAAAAGGTATAAAAGAATATGATCAAGAACATTTTGAATATGACAAAAAAATTGCGGAAAATGTAGCAAAAATACATAATAAATTTAAAAAGAATAATATAATGGGAGATGATATGGATTTAGATGATACAATTGAACAAATGGCAACAGATAGAGATATAGAGTTAGATATAGCAATGGATATGAATCCAACAGATGATTATGATGATGGTGATCCTTGGGGAGAAGAAGGAGAGAATTATGAAGAATATGACTAATAAATAAATGAATGTATAAGTTAAAGCAATAATAGTATATATTGTAAAAAAAAGTAATTATAATATATATGTTAAGAACATTCACAAAAAATAATACAACTTTAGTATCAATAGTTATATTTTTAATAATATTTAGTATTATTCAAATGCTAAAACCCAATTTTTTATATAATAATGATGGTTCGTTAAGAGAATTTGGTGTAGGTTTTAAAAACAAGACAATATTGCCATTGTGGTTATTTTCAATAGTTTTAGGAATATTAACATATATTTTGGTATTATATTATTTGACACATTCGAACATAATTTAGTGACATTGTGTATTTAAATTTACACCCTATTTATAGCAATAACAAATTATTAATATTAATATTAGTTCCACTTGATAATTGTGGTATTTGAGAATAACGCTCTTTTTTTAAAATTGACCGCATATTTGTTAACAATGTTTTTAAACTAATATTTACTCCCAAGTCTTGAAAAGTTTTTAAAAATGAATAAGTCATAGCACCCGCATTAATATTAGAACCTAAATAATTAACATATGCGTCTGCACTTGTTTGATTATCTTTACAACCACTTATCATTATCACTTGACCAGATGTATCGAAACCTTTTGGGTTAATTATTGGACTATTTGAATTACTTTGTAAACCTGTTAAATAATTATATTTTAGGTCTACTACCGTCCCACTAAAACAACTGTCAAATATCATAAATAATTTTACGTTTTTTTTTAGATTTTTATTTATTATTTTATTTATTTCGTCATCTAATATACATGTGTTAGTATCAATCGCATCTAATGGAACTATCATTTCATCACGACCATCTGTTTCATCTTTACTTAAATCTATCGTCCATGTTCCATGACCGCTGTATAAGAAAAAAATATTATCACCACTATTAGCATTCACTAATAAATTAGTTAATTCATTGATAATATTTTGTTTTGTCGGTTTTTTGTTAGTATTATCTGTTAAAATATTAAATGAATTGTAATTACATTTGGATTTTAAAAAATCCTTTATATTATTTGTATCATTTATACAACCGGATAGTTGATTAGACGTACCTATATAATTAATTCCAATCAACAAAGCTTGTTTATTTTTTGTTGAAGAAGATATTAAATAATTAAGTTGAATAAGTTTGTTTTTTTCATTATCATATTTATTTTGTATTTTTTTAACATTATTATTATATTTTGTTGTAACACTTTTAATTAAATTTATTCTTATATTGTTTGATAAATTAAGTCTATTAATAACATATATATGTTGTCTTAAGTTATTGGCTAAAGAATTTAAAGAAATAGTATAATCTTTTGTTAGTATATTTATTAAATTATTATCCATAATTTAAATAAATATAACAAATCTTACAGATATAATGATTTAATTTAATTTACATAAGTTGTCGAATTATTTAATTTTGCTTGTTCAGCGGCTGCTTCTTGTTGTTGTATATATGCATCATGATCTGATTTTATTTGGTCAACACTTTTAACACATCCTCTTGTTGCTAAATTATAATATACTATTGATGAAATTAATATTGCGGTGTATACATACCAAAATGCCTCACCTATATTATCTTTTAATACAACTAAATCTAATAACTGCTGTTTTATGTCTTGATTTTCAAATGAACCAGGAGTCATTAATGGTTTCAATGTTTTCCAAATATCTAAAAAATTATCAGGATTTATTTGATTAATTAATATTGATTTATTTCCACAAATCTTAATAATTGCTTCAGCTGCTTGTGTTAGTTCTTTCTTTTTTTCAGTATCTCCTGTTTGTTCTATCATTTTATTTAAATCCGTTCCCATTAATATTGAACCAAAAATATCATTTGCACCTCCTGCTACCACATAATATCCAATTACATCAGAAAAAGCACTTTTAAATCCAGGAAATATTATTAAAACAGCTAACATTACTCCAAATATGAGTACCCACGGAATAAAAGTAAATACTCCAGCTGCCATAATATTTTTATCCAATGAACCACTACATTTAGACATTAAGTAACCCGTATTTAGCAAAAACTGAATAACAACAACAACTCCCAAGTAGAATGCTAAACTTTTTATATTTTTAAAGTAAAATTCGTTGTTTTTAACATCATCAGATGATATATCTTTTAATATATCTAATGTTAGTTTTGGTTTTCCAATAATTGGAACAGTAAAATATATTATTGTAATTACTATAAAACTTAATAATGAAATAAAAGAGATATCCATATAGTAAATTGGTATAATTTTTTTTTGTTTTTTAAAGGTATTTATTAATGGATACATATGCAATAATAAATAGACCAATGTTAACAGAACCAGGCGTTAAATATTTTATTAACGAAACTCTAAAACAATGTCACAAGTTTAAAGAAGAATACCAAAATACGATGTTTAATATTGGTTTGTTATTTGCTTTTTTCATTGTTTTAGGAATTTTACTGCTTTATAAATATAAAGGAAAACTAACACCTGAAGAAATTGAACAAAAAGAAATGTTAAAAAAACAATATATATTATCTAAAATAAGAAATTTTAAAGATGCTAAAATTAGAGCACAACAAGAATTAATTACTGGATTACCTCATTGGGAAAATGAAATTGGTTAAATAGTTATAAGTTTATTAATAAACTTTTAGAAATTTAGAGTAACATTTTATTTTAGCGAAGCAAACAGAAAATAGAATAAATATATAGATATATTCTATAATGACTGAACAAACTATACTTACACCTATTGAATCAATTAATGAATTTTATAGATTAAAAGATAAATATGAATCAGGATATTATGAAAAATATGTTAAACCAATTATTAAAAGTAATAAATCTAAAAGAGAAAAAAGAGTTGAATTTTCTAAATTACCAAAACACGAATGTATTAATTGTAAAAGAAATGTAGGTACTCTATTTAATATCAAGATTGACGTTGAAGATAACAATAAAATATTCAAGGCTAATTGTGGTGATGTACAAGATCCATGTCCATTAGACATTCAAATTAAATATGCCAATAGAGAATCAATTGATAAAATTACTAAAGAGGGATTAATTGAAATTGAAAAAATAAAATTAGAAATTATAAAAGAAAAAAATAATGCTTTATTTTTTAAAAAAAACGTGCTAAATATTTTTAATAAGTTGACAGAACAACTTAAATTTGAAACAGAACATATTGGATTTATTATTGAAACTGATATACTTAGAAATGATAACCCAGAAAAGAACGCATTGTTAAGACAAACTATTGATGAATTTGGTAAAGGATTTATACTTCCATTTAAACAAATGGTTAAAGATTTTGATGAAACTAACAATGTATTAATTCTAAATCAAGCAGTAACCTTTTATATAAATGAAATGATACCAAAATTGAAAGAAATACAATTATTGAAATATGATGTTAATATTGTTGAATATGATGAGTCTAATGATAGTTATAAACTAATTCAACTACCTAATTCATTGGAAAGTAATGAATTTTTTTATAAAGAAGATGATAAAGTAATTAAATTTGTTAGAGGAGTTAAAAAGGCAAAAAAGAAAACAAGAAAAGATGAAAGTGAATTAAAATCTAAAAATGTAACGAGAAAAATAAGACCTGTTGCTGAAATTATATTAGAAGACGAAGAAGAGGAACCACAAAAACAAGATATTAAACCTGATGAAGAAACAGAAGTTCTTGAAGGTAAATTTGAAGAAATTCCAAATACTGTTCCGATTTTTGATGAAGCTGGAAATGTTAGATGGAACAATAGAGAATATGATCTTGTATGGAATTCAGTACCATCTAAATTAAAAGAATTATTACTACAAGACCATGAGTGGTTAGAAGATTTTATAAATAATTGTATTAAATTAAAAGCAAAAGGTAATCCATGTAAATTATTTTTGCCAAAACAAACAAAATTTCCACCAACTATAGATAAAGATGGTAAATATGATTTCGGTTCTGATATTGTAACTAAGTTATTTAATAGTTTGCCTAAACAACAACAAGATATATTATTAACAGTGTATAGCATTAAAAATGGAGTTAAAAATTATGAATCTCTTAGTGATACATTGGCTTTAATATTAGCTAAAGATATTAATTTTGAAAAAGGATATTTTTAAAAATATATTATATACGTAAATCATTTTGTTATTTATTTACAATGGAATATCTTTTTTTTAGTTTTTTATTACGGAATCTCCTTTTATTCGTTTTTTTATTACGGAATCTCCTTTTATTTGTTTTTTTATTACGGAATCTTTTTTTATTCGTTTTTGCTCCCCCATATCCCCAGTCGTTCTCCCAGTCTTTATAGTGTTCGCCTTCTGTTTTAAAGTTAATTGCCTTGTTCATATTTTTTGTACCAATAAAACTAGCAGTGTCAATGTATTGTGCTCGTGTAAATACAGCACTTTTTAAATCTGCACCAGTAAAATTTGCGTTTGTTAAATTTGCGTTTGTTAAATCTGCGTTTGTTAAATTTGCATTTGTTAAATTTGCATTTGTTAAATTTGCGTTTGTTAAATTTGCGTCAGTTAAATTTGCGTTTGTTAAATCTGAATTTTCGAAATTTACATCTTTTAAATTTGTGTTTTTAAACAATACATTTTTCAATGATGAATTATTCAAATGTAAACCAGATAAATCTTTACGAGATAAATTTACAAGTTTTCCGCTAAAATTGTTATTACCATCTGTTATTTCGTATGTGTTAAAATTATCTTTAATAGTTACATTATACTTTTTTTTATCATTAATATTTTCACCTAAATTTGACTGTGTGTTTATTTCTAAGTTGTTTTCAGTTCTATTATTTTCTAACATAATATATATATATATATATATATTATTTTACATTTTCTAATTTTTACAGTCCATAAAATAAAAAATAATAAATAATATATATTTTATAAAATATATGTAAAATATATATATGATAAGTAATTATATATCGCTTCCAATTTTTTTAATAAGTTTTGCTATCGGATTATTTTGTATTTATGTTATTGGTCCAGAATCCAAAAAAATATACATATATCCTAGTCCTAAAAATTACATGAAGATGCAATATATAGACAATGCAAATCAATGTTTTACATTTAAACCAATTGAAACACAATGTCCAATAAATCCATTTTCAATAAAAACTATTCCAATTCAAACATAATTTATATTATAATTATTTTATACTAACATAATATAAATGTATCTAGATAAATTTGTTCATAGTCAAACTGGTAAAATATTAATGTCAATAATATTAGGAATTGGTTTAGCGACTTTTTTTAGAGTAGCATGTAAAGGGAAAAATTGTAAAGTTATTTCAGCACCTCCAATAGAAGAAATAGATGGACAAACATATAAATTTAATGATAAATGTTATAACTTTGAAAAAAAAGCGATTAATTGTGATAAAAAGAAAAACACTGTTAAAATTATATAAATATTATATAAATATTAAAATTGCGTAAATATTAAAATAGACGAATCTTTAGATAATATAATATGTCTGAAATTAATACAACAAGTATAAATGATTTACCGACAGATCCTACATCTGGAGGTTCAGTTGGAGGAAATATCAATCTTGTTATAAGTGAATCTGGACAAAATACTGCTCCTATACAAAATTCACAATTTACTCTTGACCAAAGTACAATTAGTCAAATTGTAAATGGCTTACAACAGGCTAGTTTAGCTGGAGCAACCCAATTACCAAGTAGAGATATTCCATTACAAACAGAACAACTAACAAATGACGCCCAAATACAACCCAATTATATTCCCCAACCTTCCCAATTGGATAGAGATTATATTGATAATATGGATTCTGATACTATTGACGAATACTATAAAGCTGAAAAAAATCAAAACTCGTTAGATTCATTATATGACGAATTACAGGCTCCATTATTGTTGGCAGTTTTATACTTTTTATTTCAATTGCCATTTTTTAAGAAAAACGTGTTTAAATATTTACCATTTTTTTGTAGCACTGATGGCAACTATAATTTTAATGGATTAATTTTTACATGTGGGTTATTTGGGTTTATTTATTATTCTTTATCAAAAGTAGTAAAAAATTTTAGCAAATTTTAAAAATATATATTTAATATATGTCAAATACTTTAATACAAGAAATTTCACAAAATCAGGCAGATCTTATAAAATCATTTGCTATTTTTTATTTATTGTTAGTAGGAAATTATGTTGGATTCAGTATTTTTACTTGTTCACAAATTAACTATATACACCAAAATAAATGGCTACAACTTTTTATATCATTTTTATTATTTTTTTTCTTAGTAACACTTTTATCTAATACTGGTAAATTAGAATTTACTCCTCCAATAGAAAAATTATTTTATTCTGTTTTTTATTTTATGGGATTTTTAATTGTTATGCGTCTTGATATGAGGATATCTGCTTTAGTTTTATTATTAATTTTTTTACTTTATTTTTTAGAATTAAATAAAGATTTTTATTTAGAGAGCGGAAAAGAAATTACGGATCCTTTGGATCAAGATATATACAATTCAAATAAGTTTTGGATAACACTTGACTGGCCTTTTAAGTTAAGACTCTTTCCAGTAAATGACAATGATTTTATAATAATAAATCAAATAGAAACTATTATTTACTATTTTATAATATTCTTATTAGTAATTGGTTTTATTTCTTATGGAGGAGAAATGCATGATACACTTAGAAAAACTAAGAATTTAACTTGGATTGATATAATAACTGATACTGATATTTGTATATTAAAAGATCGTAAAAGTTTTTTACATTATTTAAAAGTGGGGCTTGGGTTAAAACTATGATTTATTAAGCCCAATCATTATTGTTGTAGTAGTCTGGAACAAAATACTCCCAAGACAATGCAGATAGCATTTCAATTATCATTATAGAATTATTTATTGTTTGTGTTTGTGTTTCACTAGTTGAGTCCTGATCAACAGATGCCTGATATCCTATACCATAAAACATCATACACAGATATCCAATTGCAGAGAATACATTAAAATAATCATCATTTGTTGATGGTGCTGAGGTAAAAGTTAAACTAATTGATGTAGGTGTTAGTGTTTTATCATTAACATCATATTGATTATTTATGGTTATAGTTAAAAAAATTGAGGTTGATGTTCCAGCATAAAAAGAATAAGTTGTAGTATATGGTGTGTCTGTTAACTCATAAGTATTTAATGTTATGCCACAAGGATTAGTAGAACTAGTAGAACTAACAACAGGTAATTTTGTAGAAATATCCACTGTATAATTTGTAGTTGTATTTTCTCCGTATACATCCATATTTCCTGTAAAAAATAATTGGCGATTGTCACAATCATAACCAAAATTTGATAAGTTAACCGAGATCGCAAAGCCATATGTAGTATCAACATTCCCATAAAGAGCTACTAGATTGTTATTTGAACATGAAGATGAAGATGAATTAGTATACAAATACAACCATATTTGATAGTCGGTACTACTATCACTCATACTCACTATACCTTGTGTTAAAGCACAACCTGAAACAGGACTTTTTTCTGAGGCATAAAAGGTACTTGAATTTACCGCTGTTATTGTTTCAGTGTGAGATGTGCTGCTATCGAATGTGCTACTGGTGCTAGCATTTACTGTTGTTTGTATAGTTGATACATAAGTTGAAGTATAATAAGTATAATCAGTTGCCATATTATAATATTATAATATTATAATACTGCTAAATTAGCTAAATATTAATTCTGTATATCTGGAATAGTTAATTGTTTTATAAAATTTGCTACATCAAAGAACATGCCAGATAATTTACGTTTTACTGGATGATTTTTTTCGAACAAATAAATTCTTTTGTAACATCCTGCGCCAGGATGACAAGTTGCTGAAAGTATTGACTGAATTGTTCTTGGTCCAGTTGCTGACAAAGATAATGTTCTTAATGATGGTCTCGACGGTATCGGTAAATTCATTAATATAATATAATATAATATAATATAACAAAAAATATAAAAGCTTAAAAGAAAATTCCTTTACGTTTTCTAGTTTTTCTTTTCTTTTTCTTATTACTTTTAGTTTTGTTAGTTATTTTATTATTGGATTCATCATCAGATTTACTTTTTTTATCAGTTGGTCTATATCGTAAAAACCATTCTTCATATTCGGAGCTATTTTTCTTATCTTTAAGTTCATTAAATTTTTCTGCTTTTTTAGCTCTTATTTCTTCCACTGTTTCTTGGTGACCCATACAATTAATACTAAATCGTCGTAATAATCCTTTTTGAGCTAATCTATTTTTTTCTTGGACATCAAATAAATAGTTAGACATACATAAAATACGATCTTTGTCATAATATGGACGATTTGCATATAAAAATGCTAACCAAAAACTAAGCATAGTATCAATTGTAGCAACTTTAACTTCGTATCCGTTATCTTTTACGACGTTATAACTATGACATGCCAATGGTTGATAAATAAATACAATAGTATCTTTACCGACTTTAATTTCATAATTTGGCGCAATAATTTCTCCAATACCAGGTCGTTTAATAATTTTAACGTTTTTTACATTGATGTCAGACAATCTTTCTTTAACAATTTGTGCTGTAAGCATAGGTTCTTCAGAAAGAACATCGAAATCAGGCATATTTTCCAATTTATGTCTTAGGTTTTTAGGCATATATTGTGAATACATAGATAAAGCATATCCACCAAAAAATACAACGCCTTGGTCGATTAATGTTCGTTGGACATTTTCATAAATATTATTGGAATATTCAGAATCAGACATTTGACGTTGAAATTCAATTTTAGAGCATTCTTTTCCTGATAAAGGATAATGTTTATTTAATAATGTTAATCTTTTTAATACTTTTTCCCATCTCGAAACATCTCCAGCAGGACGCGATAATTCTAAATACATTGCCATACGAAGAAGATTGGGTGGTGCATACATTATTCCAGACACTTTGATAGCCTCTTTTTTAATGGCATTAAATAATTCCTTAGGTAAGTAACTAATGTCGGCCACTGGAATAAAATTTACAAATACTTTATATGTTCCATGATGCTGTCCTGATTTAGCTTCAACTTCTTGAAACCCATTAGCTACATAATTATCAACCAATTCTTTGGCATCATTTAATGCATTTGAGCTATAAAAATCGTAGTCAGGAATTTCAACATCTTTATTATAAAATTGGTCTTGTTTTGGTAAAATATTATTAATTGCTGTCCCACCGTAACACACTAAATTTTTTTTTCTTAAAAAAATTTCAACAATATTGATTATACGTTTAACTTCTGAAGAATTAGTAATTTGTTTCCCTTGTTTCTCTTCGGCTTTATCAACTGCTACTCTTAAAATAGCTAATTCGCAATCTTGAAATGTCATTTTTTTATCACATACATCTTTCATATATATATATATACCTTTAAAAAATATAAAATCAATAGATTTTATCCAAAGATAATAGTATTAAATAATATAATAATTTAATTATTATATTATATTATACACAAATGTATTGTCAATTTTACACTTTTTTCATTTGAAATGCAATTTATCTACCCCAGAAAGTATTGTTAAAAATACCTAATTGTTTCATATTTTTACTATAATAATAAATAACATCTACTTTTTCTGTATCATCAAGTCTTTCTAAAAATAAAATTAATAACCCAAATGCTTTTCGATACTCATATGTTGTTAAAAATTTGTCAATATTTTGTTTTGAAATTGAAATATATTTCTCCTCATTTTCACGTGTTTCCATTATAATACTAATACTTATTATGTTATGTTTAAATTATGTTTTGTTTATAATAAATAGGTGTTTTAAATGAGAAAAGATGTAAATGAAAATAAAACCATATAAAAATAACAATAATGATTTGTAATAATATCTTGTAATAGACGGAATAATTATATATCAAATTTATAGAAATCAGATTGTACGTTTCTGGGAGCATATGCTAATTCTGGATTTTGAGGTGGAGGTAATGGAATAGTAACAGGAATATAACGTAGTTTCTCAGGTTTTAATACAAACGCATATCCATTTTCATCAAATAATATATCATTTTCTTCGATGTTAGTATCTATTTTTTGATATCTCATTGCTAAAAGTTGAACACCCATTTCTCGCATAACAATTGAGCTTGGATTATCAGGATTGGAACCTTTATCTGGCATACCAATAGTCATATTTTGTTTATTAAATTCAATAAGTTCATTCATATCTGGTGTATATTTAATATCATAATAGTGTAGTGCTCTCATAAAAACGGAATTACTTGTCATGTTAATAAATTTGTAAAACTCTTGACATTCTAAAAATGAATTATTACTTCTGTCAACAATAATAACAACTTTGCCCATTAACTTTCTTAACTCAACATTACCAAAGTTCTTACCGTAATATTCAGAATCATAATCTTTGCTTAATAAAATACTATCGTAGTTTTCTAAAAGTTTCGCAAAATTTTGATACATGTTTTGATTTGTACTTTTAATACGAAGATGGATAATAATTGGGTCTGATGAATTATGCGCAGTTGACGTTGAAAAAGCATAATCTCGAATAACATTCATAACATCTACAAAATTAATATAATTAAATGTTTCTTTAACATAATAACTATCACTTGTAGAAGTTGCCACTACTGGTTGATCATCAATTGAAAAAATTTCAAAATCAAGACCTCTAATACATTGTTTTAATAAGTCTTTTAGAACACATAAATCAACATAATCATTTTTATAATTTCCACCGCTACAACAATTATAAGCACTCTTAATATAATAATCTTTAAAAGTATAATTAAATTGTTCTGAATCGTCTATAGATTGGATTTTTCCATTTGAGTCACCATAAATGGCATCCATTGTTTTACAATTGTTGCTCTTTTTACGACTATAATAGAAATAATAGATTAATGCTATTAAAATAATCATTAGTGTAATAACCGTAATTAATAATACGGCAGTTGATTCTTTTAATTGAGATACTGATTTAATAAGACTTTCTGTAGGTTTTGAAGCGTCCATATTATATATACTTTTAAAAAAGTATAAATATTAAGAACAAATTAAATAAAATATATAATTTATATTAAATGCGTAGGAAAACTAGAAGAAATACACAAAAATCTAATTCGTCAAAATATAATTCATTTCATCAAGTTTAATATTCAGTTTTTCTATTGTTTGACTTCTTGTATTTATTTCACATATGAATTAAAATATATTTCATACGTGAATAATTCAATTTTATTTCCTGAATATAAAAAATGATTTTATAAAACTATATAAATATATAATTAGTTATGGCTTCAATCTATATAATAAATAAAATTTGTAAAAGTTTAGCACCGAATACATTTATTCAAGCAACTAAAAATACTGATATTATTGTTGGTGGAATTAGCAAATTTACTATTGAACATATATTATTGAAATATGAAATGATATTGTATAAAGGATTGCTTATGTCACCCTTATTTATAACTTCATCAGTTGATATACATATAGATAAACCAATTTTAGTGCCTTTTATTGTTGGTTCTCTAATTACATTACCAGTTATTTATTCTATACCTTATTGTATACCTGCTTATAGAACATATAATGTAATTGTAAATAAAAATCTTCAAATAATAAATGTTGACAATTCCACCGACCAAACCTAAGGACAATTTTGTCTTATTTTTCTTTTAAGTCAGTGTTGATTTTTAATGGGATTTGTCCCATTTTAAATCTTCAAGTGTGTAAAATAATATTCTTTATGAAGATTATAATTTATATGCCTTAAAATCGGTGTTTTACATCGTTAAATTTTAAATATTTAACAACCTTAATATTGTAAAACCGTTTATAAATATAAATATAGAACTTGACACTGTAAATAATAAACCATTAACAATGATCAATTCTTTTGGTATTATTTTTTTAACTAAAAATGACCTATTTATTATTTTTAATGACTTAGACATTAAATAAGCCGAGCCAAATAAACACGAAGATAAAATAATAGCTTTTTGCATTTTGTTGTTGTATGTAATATTATTAGACATTAATTATGAAATCTATTTCAATTTTTTTAAAGGTGCTATTTTAAATCTTCAAGTGTGTAAAATAATATTCTTTATAGTAAAATTATTTTACGATTAATGAGTAATTAAATATTACGATTAATAAGTAATTAAATATTACGATTAATAAGTAATTAAATATTACGATTAATAAGTAATTAAATATATATTATTATATTATAAAAAATGCCAGGCGGACTTATGAATCTTGTTTCAACAGGACAACAAAATATTATATTAAACGGTAATCCAAGTAAAAGTTTTTTTAAATCGGTATATCATCAATATACCAATTTTGGTCTTCAAAAATTCAGACTCGATTATGAAGGTTCAAAAACTTTACGTCTCTCTGAAGAATCAACATTTACATTTAAAGTGAAACGATATGCTGATCTCCTAATGGACTGTTATTTATCTATTAGTCTTCCAAATATATGGTCAGGAATTTTGCCACCACAACAAATTACAGAACAAACGACATCTCAAGGTCTAGGAAATATAGAACAATGGGCTCCATATGAATTTAAATGGATAGATAATATTGGTGCTAAAATGATATCAAAAATCAGTATTACTTGTGGAAACTATACATTACAAGAATATTCA